CAATTGCCCAGTCAGGTCATAGCCGTAATAGCCAATATGGATCAATGAAGTGCGGTCGCTGTTGATCCCCAGGGCGGCCGCAATCGCCGCCGCATCGGTCGTGCCGATTGCCATGCCGCAAATCGACCGCCTCTCTTTCCTGCCAATGGTCGACATGTATTGCACATGGGCATCGGTCATCGCAATGACGCCGAGATCCGAGACCACCGGGGTAATCCAGTTGACCGCAACGGTTTGCAAAGTCGTAAGCGCGTCGCTCCAGTTGGCGTTGGTGGTTTGCCCGTCCGAGCCGCCAGTCAGGTACGTCAACGGGATCGGTGCGGGCGGCAGGCCAGCGTTCGGAGCGCGCGTGGCGACCACCAGCGATTGCGCCGGGCCATTGATCCAATTGATCACCGCCTGCAGGGTGGCTGTCGCCGAATAGGGGGCGGTCTTGATGTCTTGCGCAGTAAGCGCATCCAGGCCATTTAATGACGGAGCATTAGTAAAGCCGCCGGTGACCGATGCCGCGAAATTGACGTTGGCATTGATGTTGTCGACCAGTTGCCCTATCGTCGGGAATGTCGCCAGATTGATCGTGGCAACTGGTGTACCCGCCGGGGAATCCAAGGTGACGGTCGTGTCGTTGATCGTCATCGTGGCGCTCGGGTTCGCGCCCGTGTACTGCACCGTCAACGGCGCGGCGTACAGGTTGTCTTGCGAGTAGACGGCGTTTCCGAGCTGCGTCGTCACATGCACGCCCTGGGTGGAGCCGGCCGACACCGAGACATTGATCTGGTCGGTGTATTGCCCGTAGTCCGCCGAGGCAAGATTAATGCTGGGGTTGCCGGTCGCATCCTTCAAATTCAAGAATGCCTGGATAGCTGGATTGACGCGGATCGCCACCACTTCCGCCGGCCCGCCGGTCTCGTCGCTGGGATTGAACGCGGTCAAGACCGCTTGCAGCAATTCGCCGCTGATCAAGGTCGCTTGCGCCTGTGCGGGGCTGCCGAACACCAACGGGGTATTCGGTGCGCCGCCAACCGACTCGCCGATATAGGCAGCCACATTGCCAACAGACAGGCTTTGTGGATTCATCGCGTCGTCGTTGACCGCCGACATGGTGGCCGGTGAAATCCAGAGCCGACCGTTAAAGAAATAGCCTGCTGCCATCGTTACCCTTTATTCACGGGTTGATGGACGAATGCGGCAAACCGGGCTAAGTAGTTCGATTTGGTATCCTTGACGTTACCGGCTTGGCTTTCCAAAAAGAGGAAGGCGTTCAACAGCTCGACCCGTTTCTCGCTCTTGGAGAATTCGATGCCGAACTGCACCAGCGTGATGGCGTGTTCGGATGGGGTGGTGGATGGACTCTGTGTCGCCGCTGCGGCAGCTGCTGACTTATTGGCCGGCGTTCCGGTAAACGGCGCGACTTGCTGTGTTGCTTCAGGCACGGGATTCCTTTAAAAAACGGGGGTGATGGTGGTTTGTGGGGCGTCAGTGAACTGGCCAGTCATGTCGGCCACACCGGCAGGGGCTTCGCAGGAGAAGGTGCAGATCGACTGGTAGACCGGCGCCGGATAGGCGGCGAGTTCGTCGACGTCTTGCTGAGAAAAATCAATGTTGAGCATCCCGACGCTGTCGAACACTTCCAGGTTGCCGATGACGATCTTGCGCAAGGCTTTGCGCAGCGCGATCCGCTCGTCCGGGTTCTTGCTCCAGGCGACGATGGTCAGTTGCACGCGTGCGAGCCAGCCCTGCGATTCGCTCCACAAGCCGGTGACAGGATCGAAGGCATCGGGAAACAGCACTTCCCCGATGGCACGGTCGCCGCTGGCGTCGGTAGTCACATGCACGGTGACCACCGGCCAGTTGGTCTCTTCAAATACCGGCGGCGCATTTAGCACGGCGATCACGCCGCAAGCAGGCGTTAGGGTGCCGAGGGTGATTTCATTTTGCAGGCCGACGTCGAGGCGGTCGCGCACGACGCTTAAAACGTCGACCGATTGATCGGTGTAGCTGACATTGGGCGTGGCGGACGCGACGTTACCCGGCGTCCAGGCGCCGCCGTCGAAATAGAACACGCCGTAGTAGTACCGCGTGCCGTTGACGAGGCCGAATGCGTCGAGAAAATAGGTCTCGCCATTGCCGCTGAAAATCAATGCGGCGCTCGGATCGTTTTGACCGGCGAACGCACCCGACAGATTGCGCAGCAGAATCCAACTGACGGCCGAGGCCGGCGGCGCAAGAAAAATCTTGATCGCATTCCCAACGGCGGCAGGCAGAATATTGGAGATCATGACCGCTATGCTGGCGTCACGACCGAGGCAAACGTGACATTACGATCCGGGCAAGGAGGCAAGAAATGGCGCAATACACATTTACGATCGACATCCCGAACGCGCTGGAGGTAAAACAGATCGTCAACGGCGCGATGCTGCCGAAGATCACGCAGGCGGTAGAGGCGATCGCCTATCGGGCGCAGGCCAACTGGCAGCGGGCCGTGTACGACGCCCGGCTATGGACCGGCGAGAAAACACCCTACATGGCCTCGATCAAGGTCGACATGACCGGGCCGTTCTCGGCGGTGGTTAGCAGCGATTACCAATACGCCGATGAAATCGAAACTGGCAGGCCGGCGCGCGATTTGAAGAAGATGCTCGACACCAGCAGCAAGGTGCGGAGAACGAAAGACGGGCGACGGTTTCTGGTGATTCCGATCCGCCACAACACGCCGGGCAATGACGCACACGCGCCGTCGATGCCGCCTGCGGTCGGCAAGCTGGCGCTGAAACTGTCGCATAGCAGCGTGACGGGTTCCGGTACCCGACCGTCCGGGGAAATTACGCTCCTGTCGCCCAAGTCAGGAATGCAGGTGGCCGCGAAACAAACGCACTACCTTTCCAACCATAAAACCGGCAAGACCTATATGGTCAACAAGAGCCAAACCGCATGGGGAGATCGTCTGACGCCACAGATGTTGAGCGGGCAATCGAAGGCCGATCAAAAGAAATACGCAGGCATGGTGCGGATGAAGGAATCGACCGGCGGATCAAATTATCTGACCTTCAGGATCATGATGGAAGGGTCGACCGGCTGGGTGGTGCCAGCCAAACCTGGGTTGTTCCTGGCCAAGAAGGTGGCCGATCAACTGCAACCGCAGGCTGACGCTGTGCTGGCGGAGGTGTTTAGGCGGCCACCGATCTAATGTCCGGAGAAATGAAATGTTCGTAGAAGCTGAATCCACATCAATCTTCGCAAGATGAGTTCTTTTTTAGGTAACCCGATCCATACTTGACAAAAATCTGATCGATCATAGCTACGCTTTGACCCGCAATGCGAGCAATTTCTTCGACCTCTAATATCGCTTTTGAAGGGGAAAGTTTTTTACCAAATTCAAGTTGCAAAACTTCCATTACACGCTGATCCGGCTTAACCGTGTCCACTCCGAATGTAAGTCGAAGATGCTGAAATGTTGCGATTCCAACATTCCGAATGGAGCCCAGTATATCGGTTCTTCGATTCTCCAATTTTGCATTTCTGGCCCATTGTGACATCAGATCGAAATCGCTTAACCCCGGATGCAATTGTGCAAAATCGCGAATGGCCGCAACTAACTCTTTCAGAGTATTGTATTTCTTTTCGTCTCTGTGGCCCCAAACTTCTTTGAAGCCCTCAAAGTTTATGGCAATCAATAGTCCTTCGAGTTGCTCAAACGTCATGCTTCCGTATTTTTGAGAGTCCTTGAGGGAATCCAGATTAGGGCGAACCACTTTTTCCCAATTTCTGTTCGCCCCAAGCACGACGCCAATAACGGAGATCGCAGCATTGTTCTCACTTTTTGGCTTGTTAAGTTGCAGTCTTGCTGCCTCACGAATGGTTTTGTCTGAGTAGTCTCTAAAACCATGGCAACCTTCTTTCATCTTTTTGTTGCCTAGTTCTTCGACTGTCTGTTTAATTACTCTTCGTTCATCGTCCGAGTAGATTGCTTTTGACATGGAAGTTCCCTCAATTCAGAATTGTTAATTCAAACATTAGCGCATAAACAAGTCGAAGTCACGCAAAACCACCCGCTTGGGAAGCGGCGATCCAGACTGCGCGTTGCGGTTGGCCGGGAAATCCCCATAACAAAAGTAATCCAGAAACTTCGCGCCCGATATCGTATATTTGGCGCCTGCCGGCGGCTCCCCGCCATTCGGCCATGACAACGTGCCGTTTGCCGCGACCACCGGAATACCGCCGTCAACGGTAGCCGTCCCATCCGACGTCAACCAAAAAACACGGTCAATCGACGCCACCGTCATCAATAGCCGCTCGACCGGCGAACCGTGCGTTTGCACCAGCGAGAATTGATTAGTCGCATTCAACGCCGTCACCCGGTCGAACTGCCCCATCGCATACATCGGCTGATCGCTGCCGATGGTAACCACCACGTCGCCGCTTTCATAGACGCCAAACTGCGCCCACTCGTGCTGTGTTTTTACTCCCGACATGCCGGCGACCCCATCGACCCCGGCCTGCCACTGCCGGCCTTTGCCGATACAGAGAGGGCAGGACGGCTTTGCCGCACCCGAGTGCGAATCGATGCACGGGCACGCAGCCGACTTGCGCCAGACATACTGCTGGCCGATCCCGGCTAAAAATGCATTAAACGAATCGGGCGACAGCATCATAGAACGGCAAGCACGCCGCTGGCGCCATGAATCGACGCATACAAGCCGCCGTTAGAGCCTTTCGCCCCGAACAAGATCGCGTCGATCGTCGTCTGGAAATCAGCCATCACCATGCTGGCCGACTGCGCCAAACCGTCCGCCGAGATCGAGCTCGACGACGGCAGGAACGCGTCCTGCATGATTTTAAGCATCGCCATTTTGTAGACGACATCGAGCAAGTCGTCCCAGGCATCGACAAACGACGAGACCACCGCGCCGGTGACGTTCGTCAGTCCGGCCAGATAGCTGACCTGGATCGACAGTGGATACGCGCGACCCCCGCCCAGCAACTGCACGCCATAGGCCATCTGAGGCGATGCCACCGACGTGATGGGGATCAAGCGCAACTGCCCGTATTTCCTATCGAGCCGTATCCATTCGTTCGGCACCGTAAAACCCATCAAAAACGGAGACGGCACGTCGAACCAGATCGAACGGATCGCTTGCACGGGCGTATGGGTCAATTGCATGAACGACCAGCGATTGTCCCGAAACGCATCGGGGTCGTAGTCGAATGCCGACTGGAACGCGTAAGGGGTTCCGGCCGCTTCAAAGGCATCGATAGTCTGCCGCAGCGTCGGCGTCCATTCCGGGATGATTTCAGTCGGCCCGAAGAACACTTTTAATTGCCGCTGTGCCGACGCCTCCGCTGCTTGCAGCTTGCTCCACAGTTGCGCCGGCATCAGGACGTTGACGTTCAGGTATTTGCCGACACCAAGCACAAGCAATGCCTGCAGATTGGCGACCGCTTCGTTCTGATTGGGGAATAACACACTGGCTGACATACACACCCTCCGTAGGCGGATTGTCAGCTCACGACCGGCTGCGACGAAAAGGACTATTTTCGTGCAGCCGGATGTTGATGTGCATGTAGACGCGCTATTGCGCACGTCGGCGCCGTGATCGCCCCTATTTCAAGCAACGACCCGCGCACATTTTGCAGATACGCGGGTACCGGCAATGCAAAACGCTAACTTCGAACAAAGCGACCGGAGACACGGGTAGCGACGATTTCAAACGGATTGCCGCGCGGATCTTTGGCACGCAAACGCATCTTGTCTTGTCCAAAGTCAACGATAGTGAAGTGTTCCGATGTCCCCTTGAGAACGATATCCTCAATCCGTGGAAGAATCGCACGGGCTGAAGACGGCCATTGGGAAATGTCGTAAGACAAGTCGCCTAATTTCAACCTAGTCGGGTCCGATTTGAAATCGAACACTTTGATGACCAAATCCTTATCGGTAGACTCCCAAGCATTCGTTGCGCTCACGTCATACGCGACTTCTACCGTCTTGGCCTGCACTGCTGCGGAGACAATCATTTGACCAACAAAATTATCACTGCCATTCGCAAAATATTCTGTTGTTCCCCGCACCCGTGTGGTACCTCCAGTAGACGGGTAACTGTAATCCGCATACCAAATTCCCTGAATATCTTTCACGATATGAGAGGCAGGCGGCGGTGACTTCGCCCAAGGGTAAATGATTGAATACAGACCGAAAATCAAGGCCAATAACAAACCTACCGAGGCTATTCGGTTTGACAACGACCAACGTTTCCATTGGCGCAGAGAGGGCAGTGGGGAAGATAAGCTAAAAGTAGAAGCCTTCACAATATTCCTTTCGTCATGTATCAAAAAGATTTCTGATAAAACATTCCCCCGCGCCCATTTCAACACATTCACGCACGAAGTCAATGCGCGCAGCTTCCTATTTTTTGGTTACCGGCTTGCTGATCGCTTTCGGCATAGTGGCGGGTCCGGCGGCAGAGGCGCTTTTTTCGTGGCCGGCGCCGCCATCGGCATCCGCTTCCCTCTTCTCCCAGCCTGGCGATGCATCCTGCAGGGTTGCCGGCATTTGCTGATGCTGGTCGGCAAACGAGGACGACATGAAGTTGGCGATATCGGCATGCCGCTCCTGGGGCGCTTCGACCTGTTTATTGGGGATTCCATCCTCGCTCACATAACCGGGGATCGCCAGGAAACCCTCGGCCTGCTTTTCTGAGATGTCCTCCGAAATGCGACCCAATGTGTGCGCCTCGAAGCGCACACCGTTGATCGAACCGGACGCATGCCGATGCGTGCAAATGACTCTTACCATGGTGAATGTCCTCTATTTATCTATCTACCGTTAAAAAAATGCCCCGCCGCAGCGGGGCCGAAGTTGGCACTTGTCGTTGGCGGATCGTTTATCAGCCGCCGAACGGCTGCCATTTCGCGCCGGTCGGCACCACGTTCTTGATGACGACGTGCTGCGCCCGCTTGGTGACCCGCAAATAGCCGCAGATCATCTGAATCCATGGAATGATCGGGCTATTGGTCGCCGCCATCGGGATTTTCAGCATCGGCATGAACTGGCGCCAGGCGATCGCGTGGTCCGACGGCGACAGGTTCAGCACGAACGCCGCAGTCGAGCCGGGAATTTCCCAGTTGCGATCGGTGAAGACCGTGTTGGCCGATCCGGCGACGTACGGCACGCGCGTCATTTCCCGCAGATCGGTCAATTGGTTCGAGCCGTTCATGCGCGAGCGGTAAATCACATAGCCGGTCTCCTGCTGCGATGCCGATGCCGTAATGGTCAGATTCACCGACTGCCCGCTGGCCACCGCCACCTGCGCCGACAAGATGCCCTGCGATTCGCCATACTGATTGATGCCGGTCACAAAATAGTAAAAGTTGCCGGCTTGCGAGGACAGGAAAGCCGATGCCGCGTCCGCCGCCGGAACCGACAGCGCTACGCCGCCCGGTTTAAAACTGTTGTTGGCGACCGCCACGGCCAAATACGTGGCGTTGCGCGTCTCAAACGGCTTTTTCAGTTTCTCGTCGCGGATAAAAATGTCGTTGCGCGTGCTGATCTTGCCGTACGAGGTTTGAATCCCGGTCACGTTCGTGCCGCGCACGGTCGAGATCGCCTGATCGTTCAAGCCGATGCGGAACGCCGGATCGAGGTTGTTGTTCAAATCGGTCTGGATCGACGGCGGCAGGAAGATATCAGTGGCGGTGCCGAACGAGCCGTAGCCATAGATAGTTTCCGCCGCTTGCGAGACGGCATCGACCGACGCCAATGCGCCGCCGGCAAGATCGATGATGTTGTCGGGATTGCCCAACGATTCGATCTGCTGACGCAAGCCGGGGAAGGCCAGGGGCGTCACGTCGCTGCGGCCCTCAAACAAACCGATTTCGATGTCGGTCAGCAATTGCTTGGTGCCGTTGGTGGTTTCCAGCGAGACCGCATCGACGATATTGTTCTGCGCCTCCAGCACCATCGGGATCTTCCGATAGGTGCTCATGTATTTCACTTGCCCGACCATACGCGCGTAATCGCCGTTGGTTTCGGCGGCGATGCCATCCTGCGTGTTAAACGTGCCGCCAAAGATGCCACCAATGTCGGCCTGTTCGGTCCATTCGTCCAGCACCGCCGTCGCGCGCGGCTTCGCCAGGCTGTTGAACAGGGTGAAATGCTTGTTGTCCTGCACGGTGGCTTGCATCGCGGTATCGAGCGACTGAATGCGCAAGGCCGAGCCGCCGGTCAATTGCGCCATATCGCTGCCGTAACCGGCTTCCAGCGATTTTTGCAGCGCCTCGAATTCGGCGTTGCCTAAACTGCCCGACGTCGTCAGGCCCGAGCCGTTGCCTGGGGTAAGTAGATTTTGAAACATCAAGGGTTCTTTCGCTTGGTTGCTTAATTGCCGGAGATTGCAGACAGCAGCTCGGCGGACACCGGGATGCCCAGGTTGATGGAGGCTTCGATACGGGTGGCGTCCAGCCCGGAAATGCGCCCCGCCTTCATGGCGCCGAGCGATTTGGCGAGAATTTGCTGATTCGACATCGCTTCGCCATGACCATGGCCTTGGCCGGTCAGCGATTTGTTCAACGATTTGTTCAACTCCATGCCGCTCAAGTCCGTGACAGCCCGCACCGAGCGCACGCCACGCCCGATACCGGAGAGCACGCCGACGCGCTCGTTCAAGGACTTGATCATCGTGCCCTGTGTCTTCAGGGTTTCCGTTTGCGCCGCGATCAAGCCGACCGCCGCTTGCAGGGATTTCAAGACCTTGTCTTCGGTCGCATGACCACGCTCTATCTCGGCGGCCAACTCGGCTTCGGACGCTTCCAGGCGCGCGGTCAACGACTTGAGCATGTCGGTGCCGTCGAAGGCTTCCATCTCGGAGCCGTCGGCCATCGTCAACAGGAAGGATTTATTCAGCGGCTTGCCTTTGCCGGTTGCATCGATGCCGTCAGCGGCCAGTCCGTCGCCACCGCCGTTGTTGTCGGCATTGGTTTGATCGTCGTCGTTCTCGCCCTCGGCAGCCGCCGCCTGAATCTTCTTGTTTCCCTCGACTGTCGTCTGCGCCGCAGGCTGCGCCTTGGCAAGAGTGCCCATTGTTTCCAGTAGTTGTTCAAAGCTCATGTTGGTTGTTTCTCCTTTGTCGTTACACCCGTCAATCCCCGTTTCAAATCGTCCAGAAACCGCTCGACGTACTCGGCGGCCTCTGTACTGGAAAGACCGAAACGGGAACCGGCCTCCCTGACCATGTTCGATGCATCCCCAGTCTTCATGTCGCCGCTGTGGATCAGGCGCGCGAAGCGGTCGCGAAAATCCCAATACGAGAGCACGCCCGGCTGGACTCCGTTGTCCAAAGACTGCTTGCCGAGCGCAGCGCCGCCCGTAAAATCGGCGACGTCCGATCCCTGGCCGCCGGCTTCCAGCGACTTGCGCAAGTCCAGGCCCGCCGCGCCCCAGCTTTTAGCGAGCACGCCGATCGGCACGCAGGACACCTCGGGGACGTCGGCATTGACCGGGGTCAGGCTCATGCCGATATTTCCCCATCGCACCTTGGTAATCACTGGAAACTTGGCGCCGGTGCTGGGATCGATGGACAGCGCTTTTTCCAGCACGGCGCCACCAACCGACGGATACCAGCGCTTGGGCGGATCAAGGTCGGCGATCGACGACCAGAAATAATTGGCTTTCTCGGCGGCAGGACCGGCACCGGCGGCGATGTGCGCCTTGACGAAGGTGCGACTGCCATCGACGCGTACGTCGACCGGACGGCCGATCTCGAACGCCTCATAGTTCGGAATGCCCGGATAACCCTTGGCCGGGTTCGGGCGTCCGATCTGCGTGTAGTGGTCGAGGTCGATATTGCCGAATTTCAGGAAATAGTCGGCTGACTGTTGCAACGCCTTTTGTAAAATCACCTCATCCTGCAGATCGCGCGATTCGTTCGACGCTTCCATGTAAATAAAGCGCTGCGTGCCCTCGATCGCCGGGGTCGCCTTGAACAGATCGCCGATGCTCAGAAAACTCGGAGAGGCGTCCAGGAGCGCCTGGTCGGACGATGAATAAAAGGGGTGTTCCATAGCCAAAACTATGGCGTCACGACCTGGCGGGAGTGCGCTCGGCCAGCAAGCGCATGAGTGCGGCGCGCTGCATGACCCAGCCTTGGTATTCATCGGCCTGGTTGTCGTCGCACAGGACGTCGGCTGGCTTGGTACCTTCGATTAAGGCGGTCAGATGAGCGCACTCTTTCTCCGCGCCGTCAAAGATGTTCTCTTGTGCGCGGGCGGCATGATGGGAAAGTCCTGCGTTTTTTGCGGCGAGAGCGCGCACCTTATCGATCGATGAAGTCATGTCCGAAGGATGCAATCACGACTCCGCTAGAACATCGATGCCTGCACGGAAGCCTGCTGCTTGTGGAACAGGAAGGAAGCGAGTCCTGTGTCGTCCAGACCATCGAGCGGGTTGGTGACAACATGGCGCAAGTCTTCCTTGCGCGACAACCGAGCGCGAGCGTTGCGCTCGAATCGATGATTGGCGATCAAGTCGTACAGGTCGACGTCGTTCTGCTGGCCGATGCGCGCAACCCTCCCGGCACGCTGGTTGTGGACCATCGCCGTGTCGGGCGTGTCGTACTGCGCCAACCAACTGCCGCTCTGCAGATTAGCGCCGACCGCGCCCGCGTCCGAGCAGATCACGATGTCGGCACGGCGCTCGCCCGAGTCCGGATTGAACGCGCGGATTTTGGCGGCCTTGTCCTTGGACGAATCCTTGCCGGTTACCACGATCACGCGATGGCCCTCGCCCTCCAGACGACTCTTGATCTGGTCGACCGCCGCCAGCGAACGGGCGAAGACGACGCCTGGCCGATCATGTAACTCAGTCGCCAGACTTGAAAGGTCATTCAACTTGCCCGAATCCGGGTGCGCGTTGATCACACGGTTGATGGCCGAATTGGCGATGACGCCGATCGCTTTGGTCAGACTGTGCGCGATCGCCTCATGGTGCGATTCATCGGCGCCGGCGAACGATTCGGGGGAAAGCGCCTGTAGCGCCGGAATGTTGACCTTGCCCTGCATCTTGGCAATCCGGACGGCGGCGACATTACTGTCAACCGCAGCCAGCGCGGCATGTTGCGAGTGGGTCATTTCCACATGCCGTTCATGCCTGGTGACGTTGACGTCCGGTTTGATGGATGCGGTATAGGCGTGGCGGGCCAGCTCGCGGCGCAGCCCTTCTTGCGCGTACTTGGTATCGCCACCGTAGCGGCGCATGAACGCCGCGCGGTCGTTGTAGCGCTTGCGGTCCATTTTCGCGAGCAAGTCAAAGGCTTCCGAGGCGTCGTTCTTGATCGGATCGCCGGACGCATGCAGGTAATACGCGACGTCATCGGTCACGCTTTGTACCGCATTCGACATGATGCTGTTGTCTTTTCCTTCCCGGTTCAAGAGGCCATGCGCTTCATCGGCCATGGCAAAGTCAAAGGCAATGCCTTCCTTGGCAAGCGCGCCCTTCATGAATGCCTGGCGCTCGTCTCCTGACATGGCCGCCATCTTGGTGGCGACATCATCCGACGTGCTACCGTCCTGCCTGGCGGCGATTTTTAATAAATCGTCGCGGAACGATTGATGCGTGACAACGTGGAAATCGGTATTCGTATCCTTGTAGGAGGCGAGCCGTTCCGCGTGCGACGCGCCTGGTTGGCAATGCCAGTTAAACTTGCCTGCCTCCAGGAAACGTAGCGCCTCGGAGCCGAACTGGCCCTGCACGATCGACGGCACCACAAAGACGCCTTTTTTCACCTTGCCCTCGGCATGCAGATCCACGAATGCCCCCAGGCCGATGCCGGTCTTACCCGAACCGACGCCAAGCCCGGCGACCATGCGCTTGTTGGCCTTCATGAATTTGATTGCCCGCTGCCGCTTGACGTTGTCGCCGCCGGACATCGAGGCGTGAAACAATTTAACGGGTTGACCAGGAACAAAGTTCTTGCCGACCACGCCCATCATAGCGGCGATTCTGTTCTCGGCGGCGTGGCCAATCGTGTGGCGTTCATCTGGCCCGAGCGGACGTGGCTCCGACTTGTCGGCGCCAGATCCGGCCGGTGCCTCATCCGAACTGAAAAAGCCCATTTGCGACTGCGCGAATGCGGCCTTTTGCTCCTTGGCGGCGTCCAGTTTGTGCGCCACGGAACCTGACGTGTATTTGCCGTTGTGGCGTTCGCGCAGGGAATCGATCAGCTCCCGCTCGGATTGAATCCGTGCTTCGCGCGCCGCCGGATCGACTGCATCCAAATGGTTCAAGTTGCCGCGAATGACCGTGCGTCCGACCTTGAGCGGCTTGTCCGGTTTTAAGATGTTGTAGTGCTTGGCGAATTCGGCGGAAACCGTGGAACGCACGCTATCCTGCATCGCCGAGTAGGCAGCGGCCGGACTGCGCATGGTCTTGACGTAGTCGGGCCAGTTCAGGCCGCTAGCCTTGATTTTCGTGGTCAGTTCGTCGCGCGCCGAGGCCCATGCCTGGTGGTCCGGGTTGGGCATGGTGTCACCAAATAGATCGACCGTGGTCTTTTCCGGCTCCTGCGCCTGGTTCTTGTCCAGATCCGCGCGGAGCTGGGCATGCTCGGGGCTTTCCTTTGCCACGTTGGCATAGAAATGGTTGCGCAGCGCGCGCATGTCACCGTCGTTCAAGTCGCCGATCTGCTTGTAGGCGCACGCGCCGGTGGGCTGCGCAGACAGCGCCCGGTGCAAGGCGTCCTGCGCCACATCGTCCGCGGAGAACGTCTGGCTATTCAATGCCGACCGTTCGCCGCCCCACCTGGTGCCGACGAAATCATCCGCGTACTGGTTGAACAGCGGAGATAGATCCTCGGCTCGCTGCAGTTGCTTGCCGTCCGGATGCTTGTTGGGCGCAACCTGATCGAGCGCCGCCCGGTACTCGGTGGCGCGCGCAGCCCCGACTTTCTGGAAGAAATCGGCCGATTGCAGATCCGACAGGATATCGGCCGGCATATCGCCATCAGCCGTGCGGCTCCCGATGTAGTCCTTCAGCGAGGCGGTCAAATCGGTGCCAGGCTCGAACGGGATCGCCATGGCGTCCGCCACCCCCGGCTGCAGTTTTAACGCCAGATCGGCCCGGTTCGCAAAACCTTTCGGCAGCCAACCGTCTTCGTCTTCGGCGCCGTTCATGATCCCGAGGTTGCGGCGCATGCGCTCGACGTTTTCTGCATCGACCGGCCGGGCCAGACAATCCATGCCAGACGCGTTGATCGTGACGAAGGCGTTGCTGCCGCCTTTTTCGATTGCGTAATCTCCCTTTTGCAGCCCGATCGCACGCAACTGCTTAATCGCGGCGTCGAGCGGGGTCTTGCCAAGGGATACCTGGACGGCATTGCGGCCCTTTTCGCGCAAGGCATAGGTGATCGCGGCGTTGGCCTCCATTTCCCCCAGCGAGCGCCCCAGCACTTTTTGCGCGTCGTCCAGCGCGCTCATGCGCTTGCGGTTCAATTCCGCCTTGAGCAGCAAATCCTCGGCGTTGTCGGAGCCATCCAAATCAAGTTGCGCGGCCTGTTCGTGCAGTTCGGCGACGTCGGCCAGCGCCGAGACGGACAGATCCTCGTAGTGCTGCAAATGGAAGTCACCCATGCTTTCGGCAATGTCGTCGGCTTTTTCGTCACCCAGATCCGCGCGCAGTCGGCGCGCTAACACTTGGGATGCAGCGGCGGCACCGAGGACGTCCACCACCGAGCGGTCCATCAGCGCATGGCCACCAGCGGCCAGCGCCATCGCGTTGATCGAGTTAAAAGCGCCGGCGGCGACATGATGCTCAAGCTCGGAGCCTTGCGGATCGGCCTTGTTGACGGCGGCCAGGAAAGCGACCGTTTTAATGGTGCGCAGATCTTCGCCGATGCTTTTTTCGATATCGGAGTCCGACGCATCGGTTGGTTCCAGCACGTAGGCCTTGGGCTCGACCGAGCGGTCAATTGCCGAGGTGGCCTCGCGCGCCGCCTTGTGGATGTTTGCAAGCTGCTTTTGCGCCTTCAACAACGCGACGGCCTGCTGCACCTCGACGATTTTGGCCTGCAGATCCGGGCGGTCGACGTTGACCTTTGCGAGCTCTGCTTTGATCTTATCGGCGACGCTCGGCCCTTTCGGTGCCGCGACGTCCGGCGTTTCGACCGCATCGGAAGCAGCCTGGACGGCGATAGCGGCTTTTTCCGCCTTGACCTCTTCAGGCGTCAGCCCGGCGGCCTCGGCACGGTCCTTGTAGTGCGGGTCGAACCCCATACCGGTATCGGCGCGCACCGGGTCGAGGTCGGACACCGACAATTGTGTGGAGTCGTCCGTGTGCAGCGGCATCTCGCCGGTAAATGCCTGTTTGCGGGCATCGGCGTCGACCAGCAGGCGCTTGCGCTGCAGGTTGACGGCATCCTTGGCAGCGGAAAGCGTGGCGCGGTGGTGTTGATCGCCGGCCTTTTTTAACGCTCCCTGCGACAGTCCTTCGTGGGCTTTTTGATCGAAAGCGATCGCATCATGGTCCCAGCCCATCGCATCGGCGACGGTCTTGATGAACGCCTGCTCGGCGGCCTTGCGTTTGACGGCGACGTCGCCCTTGGCTTCTTTTTTGACATCGGCCACGCCCAACTCTTTATCCTTGATGCGCTGGTCCTTGTCGGCCTGGCGCCGCGCTTTGGCGCGTTCTGCCGATTCCCTGGCATAGTCACCGGCAGATTTGGTACTGGTGATTTTGAGGTAATTGAGTTTGCCGCCTGCGCCGCCGATCACATGGGACGTTTTGGAGTCGGGCGAAACCGGCTGCACCAAGACAGGCTGGCCCTTGGTTCCCGGCCCGTTCGGGTGGACCGTCATCCAGTGCGCGCCTTCAGGAATGGAGGCGGCTTTGAAGAAGAAAAGAACAATGCGCGGGCGCTGGGTCATACCGCGATGATCGCGTCACGACGCAGATGAATTGCTGCCTGAAACTACGCGCCTACCGCGAAAGTCATCTCGTCGTCGCCAACGCTGCAGGATTTGACAGGGAGAGGGAAAGGTCGATTTGATTTACAATCCGGCTCGGGCAATATAATGATGCCAATTCGCCAATTTAATCGAAGGGACATAACGGTGGGTGTGAGGAATCCAAACGAAAACGTGAACCGCTTGTTGGATATGATTATTTCCAAACTGGCACTGAAGAACGACTCGGCACTTTGCCGCTGCCTGAGAATTGCACCGCCGGTCATTTCCAAAATCCGCCACGGCAGTCTGCCGGTGGGTGCCACGATGTTGCTCCGTCTACATGAAGAAAGCGGGATGAGCATCCGCGAATTGAAAGACGTGTTGGACATTCCGGTTCTGCGCCCAGACGACAATGCGCGGAAATTCTGGAATGCCTGACAGCCGTTGCGATCGATGCCGCAGGCCAGGAAAACCCCGTTAAAATAACACTTTCGCGTAGTTGACCGAATCGCGCCGCTCTTCGATGCGGCGCCAAAGGACCGTGATGGCTGCATCGTCCCCCACAGCCGTGCCTGCCGGCGAAGAGCCGGGCGTCTGCCGTTTTTTCGACATCGGCTTTGCCACGCCGGGGCGTTCGTGTGAAAATTGCATGCGGCCCTGGCACTGCGAAGAGGGAAAACGGAAAGACCTCGGCCCCCGCTGCCTCAATTGGGCGAGAAAACCCGCTGAAACGATGCCGCTACCCGGCATGTGAAGTGCATCTGCACATCAAGGAACCGCATGAAAAAGCCACCTGCCAAAGCGACGCATGACGACCTCATACGGCTTGCCGTCGTCAAGATCCGCGAGGCGATAGTAAAAGGCCCGAAAGCGTCTGGCATATCGGTGGTGGACCGTCCAATGATTGCGTTTGCCACTTGCGAGCGCCATCTGTGGCTGCCGGACGCCACGCAAACTACGCGCGAGTTGTGGAAAACGCTCGACGACGTGCAGCAGGCAGCGGTTCTGCGTTATTTAAGCGGAGAGTGAGCGGAACATGGCAATGCCAGAATGTCGACAATCGACCGCCGTCATGAACTCGCGCAGACGCGCAACCAATAAAGGAAAAACTGCATGTCCGACAAACAGCGCGCGCCCATCAACGTGGAGGTAACGGCGGCAACGGTGGTTGCGACAGGACGAAGGTTCTGCAGCGACCACCAGGGCTTTGCCAATGCGGAAAAGGGGAGCGTCATTCCGCGCGGTAATTCGTCGCGCTGGGTGTGCTTCACCTGTCAGGAGATGCGCACCGCCGCGCTCGCCCGTCGTTAAGCGCTCGCGGGCGAAGACGCATGCCAACTGCCACGATTGACGCTTCAATCAACCAACCCCAACTAGGAAAATTGCTGATGCCGCCCGGTAGAAAATCCGTCGCCAACCCGTCGTCTCGCGTATCGAAAGAGAAAAGCAACGCACCAAAGACGCGCAAAAGGTACAGCGCCAAGTTCAAGCTCGGTGCCGTGAAAATGATTTCGGCAACCGACCCTTGCTTTGTGGTGGCAAGACGCTTGGGGCTACCGCAAAATACGCTGTACAACTGGTATAGGGCGTACCGCGAGGAAAGTGCCACATTCTCAGACGTGGTCAGGCTGACGCCCGAAGAGAAGACATGGGTGGTCGAAACGGTGCAGAGGCGGTTAGGCGAATTGAGCAAGAAAAGCGGAACCGCCGCGAACCTGCGGGAGATCGCGTTGCTGGATCGGCTCCGCACAAAGATCGCCCCCTATTGAGCGATGACGACTTCCACGAAAGGTCCACGAAAAAACAGCGGCAACGCCATGTCGACATGTTTCGCATCCTAGACTTACGGCGCGGCCGGATTTAATGCCGCAGATAGCCATGCTGCGAACTTCGGGTCGGCGGTCGGCTTTGCCTCGGGCAAGACGCGCCAGATCCCCCGGCAATGCGGGTGAACCGTTCCCGCCGGAATCCACCAGCGCTCGGCTGCAGTGCGCTCGATCAATTCGTCGCCGACCCGCTTGCGCGGGGCGCCGGAACGTCCGATATTGGTCTTGCCGACCCATACCTGGGTGGCGCCGTTCTTCTTCTTTGCTGACGGACTGACCACTTCCAGCACTGCCCCGTTGATCTTCTTGCAGTAGGGGCATGTGCCTTTGTACCTCTCCCAGCGTTGTACCTTTGCGCCAGGGGCCAGCGACGCGATCAGCCCCTGGTTGGCATTTTCTCCCGCCTCGGTGACGGCGATCCGGCGCCAATCCCGGTTAAGCGTGCCAAACTCATCGAATAGCTGCGTTGGTAGCGCGTGGGCTGGCGGCGCATCACCAGTCAGGACTTGTTCCTGGTAAGCGTAGATGAAGCGCTTCAGGCGATGCCGTACCGTCTCGGTGATCTGCACCACGGCATCGCAACCGCGCAGACGCGCGTATTCCAGCAGCTGATTGATTTGCGCGTTGCCGCCGAAATCGAAGGACTGCTGGACAGAATGAACGGTCAACGGCAACGCGCTCAGGATCGCATCGGCGTCGGGCACGCCTATCTTGCCGTCGAGACTCGCCTGCACCTTACCCATTAGCGTGGCGCGCACTGCGAACCATTCGGCCTCGGTCTGCAACTCGCTGACCGGCAGGTAGCGCTGCACCAGATAGTCGACCAGCAAACCCCAATCAGAAAGCGCGAAATCGGCCGGTGGCAGGCTTTCGAGATAGAGGCGCACCAGGTCCAGCTCGTCTGCCGTCCAGCGTAACGTCGAAGCAACGGGCGCGGCCAACGGGATGGCGGTCGCCGGCTTGTGCCGCTTACCGGCCAGCCATGCGTTCAGTTCGTCCTGCACCTTCTTGATCCGCAGCAGGCCGCGCGAACTGAACAGTTCGATCAGCGACTGGATAAACGGATTGTCGTGGAGCGCCCACATATCCGGCCCGGTGTCGTCCTCGCCCGACATGGCTTTGGCGAGCGATTCGAGCGCATGATCGGAGCAACCGCACGACAATCCGCCGATATCGATCAACAGAGGTCTATTTGCCATCTGCTGCCTGTTTTGCTTTGGCTTTTGGCGTGGCGGACTTCTTTGGGGCCTTTTCTTGTTTTTCCGGCGCGAAGTGCCCGGTGACTTCGCGCCAGTGAACCCGATGGTCACGCCTGGACGAATCCGTCACGCATAGCCCGTCGCGGCCGGTCGAGGTGACCTTGCCCGATCCGGTAAAATCGCCTGCCTTGAAGGCGACGTGGTGGTCGACTTCGACACTGTCAGGCCCGAAATCACCGCCGGCCTTGTGGCTGGTCAACAACCCCAATAAATCGTGAAAGTGGCCTATATCCGGGATGGTCTCTTTCGGTTCGGCGCCTTTCGCGATCCGCGTTGGTTTTGCAGGCGCTTTGATGGCCTTGATAAAGAGCGGCGTCATTTTGCTTTACATGTCCATGAGCGAATAGATGGGCGGCAGGCCGAACGCCTTGCCGAAGTCCGGTTCCTTGTTCTCGTCGCCGAACGGCGATTGCTCTTCCTTGTCGTCGGCCTGATCCAACGGCTTGCCCGTGGAATCGATGGCATGGCCCGATGCGTTGATCGGCCGGCCATCGGGACCAAGCGGCGTGCCGTCCGGCGCGGTCGGCTTTTCCTCGGATGGTTCTTGCGGCGCCGGCGGCGGATTGAATTGCAGCCACGGCTGGATCATCGCCGGATTGACCGGCGCGTCGCCCAGCGGCCCCTTCATCGCTTGATGTCCTTCTTCTGCGCGAACTTCGTTGACCGTCAACACCAGCTTGCGCATTTCCTGTTTCTTGTCGCCGTCTTCCGGGTCCATGCCGGTCCAGCGGAACACTAGGTCGGCAGAGAAGTCGGCAATCAGGTAGTCGGACAGGGTGTTTTCGTAATAAGACATCAACGGTCGCAGCCCCGAATCCTTGGACGCCGCCAGCTTTTCGGCGGTGTCGGAACCGGAGAGCGGCGAGCTGTTGCCGCCGGAGAACGAGTCGAAATTGATCTCGGAAGGCGACATGCCGTACAGCGCGCAAATGATCGACGTCAGGAACGTCATCCATTTTGCGAAATACATTTCGTTGAATTCAACGCCGAATTTCTCGAAGCTGGCCTTCGATTCCATATCCTTCGAGATCATCACGGGCAACGACCAGGCATTGTTGATGCCCTTGACCATCGCATTCCAGTATTGCTTAAACGCTTTCAGGTCGCGCTCGTCGTAGTTGCCGTTCAGGTGCAGCATGCCCTTGGGTATCGCATTGGAATCGAAACCCTTGATGTTGTAGACCATCGCGTTCAGGTAGCCGGTCACCACGCGAATCAACAGCTCGGTCTCGGACAGGCCATAGCCGGCCGCCGTGACGTCGGAGCGCGGATTGCGTGCCTCATAAATCAAATCCTCGAACGAATACGCGGTGCAGACCTGACCTTCGACCAACTGGATGGCGAAGATTTCGTCGTCGCCCCGGTAGCCGTCTTCCGTGCAAAGCCGGATCGTCGCGCCGTCGACCGGGTAAAAGCCATCGATGCCCAGCGCCTTGTTCCTTTTCCACTCCAGTTCCATCGGCGCGGAGTCCATCACCAGCGAATCGCGGACCGACTTCGCCATGAATTGCGCAAACGCGTCGCGCCGCAATGCCTTTCTCCGGCGCGGCTTGAACTCCCAACCGCAGTTCGACATGAAGCGATTTAAGAGGCCAACCGATTCCTGCTCCGACTTTGTCAATTGGTGGGCGCGGTCGCGATGGCGGATCTCGAAGCCGGGCGCATCGTTGCCTTGCTCGGCGATCCGGCAGAAGCGCTGGACTTGCCGCACGCGGGTCATGACGACCGCATTCAGCACCGGCACCTGATTGACCACCGTGCGCAGCGCATCGAAACTCATGGTGCTGGGGCGTTCCCAATAGTCGCCCTGGACGTTGACTTGCCACTGGTCGAACATCACCGACTGCATGCCGCGTTCTCCCTCCCGTGCGTTCTTCGACGGGTATGGGACCAGGTTCGGGTTGATCGACTTTTCAAACGCCTCTTGCGCATACGCGGCCTCCGCTTGCGCGATCAACTCGCGCACCGATTCCGGCGGTAGCATTTCGGAGGTGGTCGGGATGTGTGCTTTTTGCAGGACCGCCAACGCGTCGGTGCGCTCGTCGGCTGGCGCGTCTTCGTAGAACGCGACGAACGTGGCTTGGTCGTACATGGACTCCCCTGATGATGAATAGGGGGACAATACGGTCACGACCGTTTTGGGGGAGCCCGGCATTTACCCAGCAACCAACATTTTAGTCGCCACAGTTAAGACGGGATATCAATCTTGCAGAATTTTCCTCGCCAATTTTTATAGAGGGAAATTTATCGGATAGCCAAAAGAATCAGATGGGCACCATATGACACGATAACAATACTAATTAATCCGAATAGAATTAAGCAGGCGATATACCCAAACTGGGATGTTTCAAAATTAATGACTGGGCCACCTTTAAATCTGATTAATCTGCGTGTCTGCCATGTTTCAACTACCAGAAATAAGAAAATAGACAAGCCTGAAAATACAGCCAAAGCACCAAATATCCAATTACTCGTTTTTGAACCTTCTGCTGGATGCAGTAACAGAAAAAGTGCAAAAAAACCGAAAGATATCGCTCCCGTCACCCAGATTGCGATCGTCGTTCCAGTTTTCTTAGGATACTTATCGCCATAGAAGCCACCCACCATGATTTTTCTCCATTCGCTTATTCGGGACATCCACAAGGGCTTTCGGCTCCGCCGAACCCCCCCGAATCGTTACCGATATAGTTATTGCCCCCGGTTGTCGCTCCAATGCCAGCACCTACCCCCACACCTTCACTTGCCTCCACTGCGACCTTAGCTGCCGTTCCATTGCTAACAGAATTTAGAGCCGATCCAAGACCAGCATAATTCGCAACGACACCGCCGAGAGCTCCGACAACTACTTGCTTTACGACTTGCGATTTATTGATGCTACCATCTGTAATCACCTGTTGTACTGCGTTTCCGAGACCACTTGCAGCACCGTTAACCGCCATTCTGCCGACTAGACCTCCGATAACACCCCCAGGAAATGCTGCGACGATGGCACCATTTACT